CAGAATTATTTGAGAAATAAAGGTATTGCTCTTTGGTGTAATGGCAGCACTTGAGTTTTTGGCACTCACAGTCCAAGTTCGAATCTTGGGAGAGCAACAAATTTTTAATTGAGGAGTTAAATTATTAAAAAGTATTAGTATGAAAACATGGTCCGTAGCAGAGATTGAATCTCTGATGAGTACTGTGGAAGCATTAGGTCCTTCTACAGGTTTTAGGAAACATATTGAAAACAATCCTGGAAGATCTTTTCAGGCTTGCTCTCATATGTACTATCGTCAAAGGATGCTTAGAGCCCTAGAAGCAAATCGTAATGCTCTAGCTCGTTCTTCGGATGCCTCTGAAAAAGCAGGAAGTCCTGTAGAGCATAAAGCTGTTAGTGAGAAAGAAACTAATATTTCTGGCTTTACTAAATTTAAAAATTGGCTGTCTAAATTATTTTCATAGTGTTAACAAGAGACAGCCTTTCTACTATTCCTGCTAGTTTGTTAGAAAACAACAGGTTAGTCTTTGTAGAATGGTGCACTGGATTAGGTAAAACAAGAGCAGCAGCTGAGTGTATTAAGAAATTCTTATTAAAACAACTAACAGAATTTATTATTTTTGTTCCTCGTATAGAACTAATAGATTCTTGGAAAACAGAGTTGCTTAAATGGGGAGTTCCTGAATATAGAGTTAAAGACATTCCTATTGTATGTTATGCTTCAATGATAAATTATAAAGATCATTTATTTGATCTTGTTATTTTAGACGAAGCACATCATGCGGGAACTGCTTTAAAACTAGAACTCTTGGAACATATATGTACACGTTCAGTGTTTACTAAAACAAAAGTTTTATGTCTATCAGCCACATTAGATGAACACTTTAAAGAAGAAATGGGATCTTTCTTAAGTCCTTCAAGAACTTCTTATGTGTCCCTTGAAACTGCTATTAATAATAAATTATTAGCAGCTCCTAAAATACATCTAATTCCACTCACCCTAGATGGCACCAAAAACTCTGAAACATATATCTATACACGAGGAAAAGAACAGTCTCGTACAGTAGTTATGACTTTCTATCATAATTACTTAGATTATGTTAAGAATGAAAAGATTTATCCCAATCTAGAATTACAAGTCATGTGTACTGAAAAACAGCGGTATTCTATCTATTGTAATTCCGTTGAATATCTAAAAAGTAAAGCACAAACTTCACACAGTAAGATAGATAGAGATAAATGGTTATTAGAATGTGCTAAAAGAAAAAGATTTTTAGCAAACAAAAAAACCATTATAATAAGAGATGCTTTAAAAACAGAAGGAATCTCTTCTAAAAGATATCTATGTTTTGTGGCAACAATAGCTCAGGCTATTACTCTTGGAGGAGAAAATGCAGTACATTCTAGATTATCTGAGAAACAGATAGATAATATGTTAAATGATTTTAATAATCATAAGACTAATAAACTCTACGCTGTAGGTAAACTAGTGGAAGGTGCTAATCTCAAAGACTTAGAAGCTGTTATTATAGGACAGCTTGACAGTAAAGAACGACTTTTTATACAGAAAGTCGGTAGAGCCATGAGGTCTGAAAGTCCAGAAATCTATGTGTTTTATTTTAAAGGCACTAGAGATGAGACTTATTTAAATCAGGCTCTTGAAGGTATCGATAAGCAATATATTGATACTATTTCTTTGGATAATTTATGCAATTCACAATTAACACAACAATCGCAAGAAACAGAGGATTAGGTCTCGATGAATTTTTGGGATTATTGTTTTTGAAGTATTGCTGCAATCCAACATTATTATTCGATAATCTTTATGCAAAAGGACTGGCATTGCCAGATAGTGGTGTTCCTGGGGTAATCTATTTAACAGAAAATGGAGATGAGTTGTTAACCGATTCATTATGCTCCATGAGTAAAGATTGCCCCAGAGAAGACCAAGTAGAAATCCTTGCACAGACTCTTATTAATATTTTTCCTACGGGTACTAAACGTATGGAAGGACATGCTAGAGGAGTTTCGTGGAGGGGTAATAAAAAAGACATAGCAGCCCGTTTGCGTAAGTTTTTTGCTAAATATGGCAAATACTCTTACGAAGATATTATAAATGCCACAAAACGTTATGTTGAGTCTTTTCACGAAGATTATACTTATATGAGAATATTAAAGTATTTTATTTGGAAAGACGAAAAGCAATATGATGAATTTGGCGTTTATAGTACTAATCCTACTTCAGATTTAGCTGATTTTCTAGAAAATAAAGATGCAGGAGAAGAGGTAGAGAGAGACATATTCGGAGAATTAAGATAGTGAGCGACGGATTAGTAGCGAGAGTAATATCAAATATTCAAGAAAAGAAAGACAGATTAGAGCGAGGTGATATTAATTGTATTCCCTCGCCATTACCTCGATTTAGAAATGATTTTGTTGGAGTACAACAAGGTTACTTCTATATCGTCACAGGACAAACGAAAGCCGGAAAAACCCAAATAGCAAATTTTCTATTTCTATATAATCCTATTTTATATGCTTTTACGCATAAAGATAAAATTAGAATAAAGATTTTCTATTTTCCTTTGGAAGAAACCCAAGAGGCAATAACTCTTAGGTTTATGAGTTTTCTCCTCTATATATTGTCTGACGGTAAGATTCGTAGATCTCCAGTAGATTTAAAATCTATTAATGAAAAATATCCTTTGGAACAAGAAGTTATAGAACTTCTTAAATCTGAAAGATATCAAGAAATTCTTAGATTTTATGAAGAATCTGTGATATTTATTCCAGATAGAAATCCTACAGGCTTAATAAAAACAGCAAAAGCCTATGCGGATACTCATGGAAAAACATATCATAAGACTTTAGAGATTAAAGACTCTCAAGGTAATGTTGTTGATCATCGAGAAGTATTTGATCACTATGAACCTGACGATCCTAATGAGTATGTAATATTCTTTTGGGATCATGCAAGTTTAACCGACCAAGAAAAAGGCATGACATTGCTTCAATCTATTGGTCGTTTATCTGAATTTTTCACATTAATAAGGAATAGGTATAACTATATTCCAGTGTTAATTCAGCAACAGTCTACAGAGACTGGAAACTTAGAAGCCTATAAAGCTACTAAGATTAGACCAACACAAGCAGGTTTGGCAGATAATAAAGCCACAGCTAGAGATGCTACTGTAATGTTAGGAATTACTAACCCAGCAGCTTTTGAATTACCTAATTACTACAAATACGATATAGGTAAATTAAAAGGGCATGCACGATTTTTAGAAGTTATTGTTAATAGGGAAGGAGAATCTAATGGATTAATAGGACTGTATTTTGACGGTGCTGTTAATTACTATGAAGAACTTCCTTTACCTAATGAAACTGAAAAACTAAATGAAATCTATAAAAAAATAGAACGTCAGAAAACTCGTGAATTAGTAATGAATCTTTACAAAGGCATTAAGAAAGTAAAAACTTGTTTGTTCAATTGGTTATTAACTTAAGGATAATGGCAGACGTAGCAATTATTTTAGGTAAGTCGGGTACTGGAAAATCTACCAGCCTTAAGACTCTAGACCCTAAATCTACTGTTGTAATCAACATTAAGGGTAAGAGACTCCCTTTTAAGGGAAGCGCGGGAATGTATAATACAGAAAACAAAAACTTGTTTAATGTAGATAATCCTGCAGAAGTTGTCAGCCTTCTTAAAGCTATTAATGGAACTACTCATATAAAAACAGTTATCATAGATGACTTTATTTATATGATGAGAACCGAGTATTTTAATAGAATAAAAGAGAAGGGCTTTGATAAATATAATGATCTTGCAAATCACTCTCGTATGGTTATAGATGCCTGTGAAAAAATGAGAGATGATTTACATGTGTTTTTAATCCTTCATAGTGAGGATGTTACCAGCAATGGTAGTGTACTAACGTATAAAGTTGCAACTATAGGAACCCTGCTCGATAAGCAATATAATCCAGTTGAAATTGTGCCTGTAGTACTATATTCAGACGTTCTATTCGATGAGAATGGAATACCCAAATATGGCTTTTTTACAAAGAGATCTTTAAAAGATGGAGTAGAAATTCCTGCTAAAAGTCCAGATGGGATGTTTACAGATTCTTTTATTCCAAATGATTTAGGTCTTGTAGTTAAAGCCATGACAGAATACTATGGCTAAATATGGACTGCTTATTATTTAATAAAACACGTTGTCGAAAAAAGAAGTTAACGATTATTCCTCATGAATCTTTTCCTTTTGAAGGACAGCCTCTAAGCTGGAGAGAAATACAAGATTTATTAGATGAACTACATTGGCAAGAACCAAGACCTAGAAGAGCAAGACGTTCTAGGCAGCAGAGAAATAACGAAGAACTTCGTGTGGAGCATCCACAAGAATATATTGAGGCCCTACCGCACAATATGTTTGGGAATATATAGAATGAAGATATTCCTTTTTTTGTAATTTTATACTATGGTAAATTTTAAACTTAAAATATTCAATAATTCTATTAAGCACAGTATTAATAATGTGTTTATGGCTTTTTCTGGAAGATCTAGCGAAAGCTCGGGAATTCAGCGTTTAGTTGGAGTCGGTGCAGTAAAGATACTTGCTGTCAATCCTACAAGAGCTGAGTGGAATAAGATTATTGGTAACGACAATAATACTAATCCTATTGAATATAACACAACAAAGGTTGTAGATGGAAAAAATGTAGAAATAGCAAGAGTGACTTTCATTACTCAGGTTTGTGATACCACGAATCCTAGAATCACTACTATTGTTCCAATTACTTTCTTTGTAGAAAATAGAGTTCATATCTCACAGTCTAATAATCTGGAAGTAATTGATAGATTTGGTCGTACTGCTTATATAGATAATGCTACTTTTAAAGCTAAAGGCCCTGTTTATTGGGGAGATTCAAAACGCTTTAAGGTAGAAACAAGCAGCTACCGTCCTGCCTTGGTAGGAGAGGCTAATTTAACCGCTTTTATTAAGGCATTCTTAAATATTCCAGATGTGGAAGTATATAATAGTGAGTTAGGAACTTTTGTAGAAGAAACCAATGAAGAAGCCTTAGCGTTAAGAGAGGCTTCCTTTAGTAATCCTAAAAACTTCTTTAAAGGAGATTTTACTGAAGTAACTAACGCTATTAAGTCTAATCCTGATAATAAGGTTAAGATTCTTTTCGGTGTAAGACACTCTGAAGGAAAAGACTATCAGGATTTTTATAATGCAGCATTTTTGAAAAATCCTCAGTATTCACTTAAAAACATTACTAAATCAGTGACAGATGCTAAGAGTGTTGGAAGATATCCTAATACGGATTTTGAATTTTGTACTATTAAATTATGGGAGCCCAAACCTTCTACATTTGATGGTGCAGTAACTCCAGCAACTCCTTCTTGGGATTTAGGCGGATCAACTACAGAAGTAGATGACTTGCCGTTTGCTGATGAAGACGATGCCAAAGGTGATAATCCCTGGGGTCTGTAATTTTTATGTTTGGAATAGGACTTCCTTCTGAAAACCTTATAGATAGTATATTAGGGAGGGTCTCGGAAGAGACTCTCCTTAAACACTATTTGGGAATCAATACTATTCCCTGTTTAACCAATTGTCCTTATAGAAAGGATGTGCATCCCTCCTTTGGTATATATTATACATGCGGAGGATCACTTAATAGTAAAGATTTTGCAACAGGCGAAAATGTAGGTGGGGCATTCCAAATATTAGCAAAGACTTGGAATACTACTATAAATACGGCTCTTATTAAAATATGGTCGGATTTAATAGAAGGAAGTATTGACAGCTCCACTCCAATTCAACAAAAATCCGCGCTTAAAGAGTATCGCTCTAAAAGTGCTCAAAAACAATCTTATCTAGAAGTCACCGTAAGAGAATGGCTTCCTCATGATGTAGAATATTGGAATTCATACGGTATTTCTACAGCATGGTTAAATCTTGCAGATGTTTTTCCTATCTCTTATATACATAAGAAAAATATTTTTGGCCAAAAATACATAGTAGCTGCTGAAAAATATGCTTATGTCTATATAGAAAGAAAAGAAGGAATTATTACTAAAAAAATATATCAGCCTTTTAGTGAGAAACATAAATGGACTAATAATATGGATAAAAGTGTCATTAGTTTATGGTCAAAAATTCCAGAAACTGGTGATATTGTCTGTATTTGTTCCTCATTAAAAGATGCTTTATGTTTGTGGGCCAATACGGGTATTCCTGCTATAGCTTTACAAGGAGAAGCATATCCCATGAGCAATACTGCCATTATGACATTAAAAGACAGATATAAACACGTTTATGTCTGTTTTGACAATGATAAATGGGGCTTACAGGATGCTGTGAAATTTACAAAAGAAACTGGCTTTACTAATATTGTATTGCCTCCTTTTGATGGTGGTAAAGAC